ACACATATACTCAAGACCAAATCGATTTGCAACTAAATGTTCTAGATCGTGAAGTGTTTGTAGTTACAGCCGTAGATCTAAACTCTACTGCTCCTGAGATACAAACTACTGGTGTTGATGTAGAAGTCAAGTCTTGCTTATCTACAACTTCTAGAACAGCAATGGGAGACATCTCAAACTCCAATGTACTAGGTGCTCTTCGCATGGAAGGCCAAGGTCATGCTGGTGGATTCTACATAGGATTCCAGTCCCAAAGCCTAGAGACTCCTCCTGCGCTTATGGAATATGTCGGTATCATAGCAACTAACAACTTCTTTGCTGCTGTTCAGGGAGTAAACAACAACAACCCAATGGTTCTCGATTACAGAGTGTACGGATACCGTGCTATTGCTTCAGCAGACACATACGCAGCCTTGACTCAGAGTGAACTTCTGTCCGCTTGATGGTGGGTTTTTCTTGGTGGCCATTCATGGACGCTGGTGTGGCCCCAACTGGACGGCCGGACGAAATATCAGCGCAAGGGAATATCTCTTGGCAGGTGGTGATTTCAAATCGTCGTGTGTGGATTCTCTTGATTGTGCTTGTAGGGAGCACGATAGGGCTTGCTCCGGCAAAAGTGGATGTTCTTCTAGCGCTGATAGGCGTTTAGCAGCAAAAGCGCAATGGATAGCACTTACTAATCCTAAATTGCGTAATGTAGCACAACTAGTAGCATCAGGAATAGCACTTGCATCATTAACAAGGAGTAGATAATATGGGAACTGTAACATTAACACTAGACGAATACGAAGCATTACGCTCACTAATTAGTAGTGAAAGAGAATCAGAAGGCGCTAGTCTTGCTGATCGCGAAGAAACTCCAAAAAAGAAACCAAGGCGTTCAAAATATAATCGTGAATTAAGTAGACAGTTGAAGATGCTAAAGAAGAAACATCCTCGTACAGCAATGCCGAGTCTAATGAAGCGCGCTCACAGAGCAACAAGAAAGGTTCTAAAATTGTAATTTGCCTAGCTGGATTACCATATTTTGGCAATGTCTAGCAGTACAACGGTTTTTCGACCAGGCAAACGGCTAAAAAAACGCTAATTAGACACTAAACTCTATCATTTCTATTCTGCAGAGTATAGTAGTAATGCAACATTTTGATTCTAATACTACATTAGTATCATTTATTTTGGCTACATAGTAACCATTTGTTTTACCACAAGCACAATTCATTGGAATTCCTCCAAAATACAGGTGCAATCGCATTCATATGCTGAATGATAAAAGACTAAACAAACACATGCGCATTCACCAGTTGGACATCTAACACAAGGATTGTGCCAATTCATAGTCCCACCTTCAGTTCCATTGCAATAGCACGGCAAAGAAAGTCACTAACTTCTTCTCGAGCATGTAGAATTGCTAGTAATCTTCTAGTTCCAAGTACAGTTGTATCAATTTCTTGTGGATTTAATCTATCTTCAATTGCTCTCTGAACAAATTTAGATCGTAATTTAGGCCTAACTTTTTCATTTAGGTCTTCAACTGTAGACAGTTTTAGTGAAAATGTTCTGTTAATGTGCATTTAGACTCTCTCCCACATAGGTTCAATAATCCAATCTCCGCGATCACCAGCGCAATCTTCTATTTCTTCGAGTTCGTAAAAGCCCGCTTCATCGAAATTGTCGGTATATCCTCTTCGATTAGGCCTCCAATACACCTTTTTTGAAGGATATTCTGAGCGTTTCATGCATATTATGAGGTATTTTCGTCCCATATTTAGCCCTAAATGGAGTTTACTTATGTAAGTAACCCCAAAAAATAGGCAGGGAGGGCTAGATTCATGGGACTCCGCCCCAAATCCACGCCAAGACGGCTCAGATGTTCAAGACTAGGGTATCAAGAAATATAATAAGATTCACCCTTTTATGATAGGGTATGCCAAAAGGACTCAAGATGAACAGCGGACAAATTATTATTTCAGGTAAACTAACTGAATCAGGTGCTAACACATATACTCAAGACCAAATCGATTTGCAACTAAATGTTCTAGATCGTGAAGTGTTTGTAGTTACAGCCGTAGATCTAAACTCTACTGCTCCTGAGATACAAACTACTGGTGTTGATGTAG